ATATGCTGCACCGGCATAAGCGTCTGCGAGTTTCTCTACGCTGCGCCGCCATGCGTCGGTCTGCATCTGCTGTGTGATAGCGATGCGTGTGAAGAAGTTTCCGCTCTTGATTTCTTGTGCGTGCAGTCGCAGCAGCTCGTTGTAGATTGACGCATAAGTGATGCGCACACGTTCAAGCGCATCGCCGAGATTGTTCTGCAAGCGCACAGTGTTAGCGTTGTCAAGCTCCCATTGCAGTTGGTCAATGCGTCGCTGCAATGCTTCTATCTCTTTCTCGTGCTTGCTGTCGTTGTTGAACAAGTTGATGATTGCGCTCGCTACTTGCATCGCAGCAGAGATGACTGCGAGTATCGCTGACGCTTTCTCCATTGTTGACATCGCTTTCGCTCCGGCTTGACCCGATGCTTTCATGCCCTGCGACGTTGCGTCAACCGCTGTCTCGACACCCTTTGCGGCTTTCTTGCCGAGTTCGCTGATAGCGTTGATAGCGACATCTGCCGCTTCGATGATTTCGTCCATTGTGTCGAGAGCGATGCCGATGCTGTCGGCGATGTCATCGCTGAAGCACGCTGCGAGCTTTTGCGCTTGCTCGCCGACACTACCCATGAGCGAGCCGGCATTCTTTAAGCCGGTAGCGAAGTTCTTGTACGATTGCGACGCTTTATTTTGTGCGTTGATGAGCTTCGTGAAAGCGTTTGTCTCTTTCTCACGAGCAGCGTTGAGACCGTTGAGCATCTCTGTGACTTTCGCTTGCTGCTGAATGTACTGCTCATCGTTCTCGCTGCGCTTGCCCTCTGCAATCTCTTGTTCGAGCGTGCGCTGATATTCAAGAGCAGAGTTATACAAGCCGAGCCAACCATGCACACCGCTTTGAGCGTCACGGTACTCTTCAGTCGCTTTCGTGACTTCTTGCTGCGCTTTTTTCAAGTCTGTGAGTGACTTGTGCATCTGCGTGAACGGATTTCGTGACGCAATCTCATCTTGCATCTTTGTTATTGCGTCGGTGAACTCTTTGCGCTGCTCATCTGTCAGCCAACTACCATAGCTTTTGAGCTTGCTCTGCGTGTTCTGTATCATCAACTCAATAGACGCAGTAGAAGCGTTATCCATGCCGTTAAACAGCTCTTCCCAATTCAGCAAGTGCTTGATGCGCTCGCTCACGAGGTCGCTCGTTTGTTGGTTGAACATCTTATCTGCTTGCGCTTGAAATTCAGCCGGCAAAAACTTGACGGCTTCGGCATTTTGCAGCAATATTGCGGCAAACTTCTGCTCGAAGTTGCCGTAATCTTCAACGAGTTGGTCGTAGTGCTTTTGACGTGCTTCACGCTCACGACGATTGCCGTCTTCTGTGATAGCAGTGCGCACGCTGTTGTAGTACTTTGCGACATCTGCGAACTTGCCGTTAGCGTCAGTTAGCATCGCTATCACTTTATCGACATCATCAAGACCATTTTGCTTTGCGTAGTCTTCCCACTTGTTTTCATTCGCACCTTTCTTTGACATAAAGATTTTGTGCTGCGTCTCGATGTACTGTTCTGCAAGTTGCTTTAATTGGTCTTCCCACGCTGTAATTTTTCGTTTTGTATCGAGTGAAATCTGATTGATTTCTCGTGTTGTTGCGTCGCTCTCGTGCTGCACATCGAGGTCAGCGAGCTTGTCGTATGCGTCTTTGCGCATCTCTGCTTTTGCTTCAACCCATTCTTCAATGGCTTTTCGCTCTGCACGAGCTGCTGCTTTTGGGTCAAACGTAGAACCGCCACCGCCGCCACTACCACGGCTTCCACCACGACGGCTGCGACCGCCACCACCACCGCCGGTTGACGGGTCTTTGTGACCGCCTATATCTGCTTTATCTCGTAATGCTTGTGCTTCTTTCGCTTTCGCAAGATATTGGTTCATCAACTCATCGGCTTCAGCTTGCGCAGATGCAACTGCTTTTGCTTTACGCTCTTCGTCACCGGCTTTTGTCGTAAACCAATTACCATACTCGCTTGCTGCTTTGTTGCGAGCTTTGACTACGAGCAAATATGCTTCGGTGTACGCATTCAATATTGCTTGCGCTTCAGCTTCGAGACGAAGTGCGGTACAATAGTCTGCACTCTTTTGTGTGAGACGCTGTTTCCACTCATCAACGCTCTTGCAGTAGCCCATTTCTTTGCCGAATTGGTCGTTGCAAGCCTTGACAAGCTGCTCTTCTTGCTTCTTTGTGCCGTTGAAATTGTTGAGCCTATCTGTGTAGAGCTGCACGTTAGCGTAGGCTTTTGCGTAGGCTTTTGCACCATCTTCAGTCGCTTGCTCTTGCGCTTTCTGCGCCTGCGTTGCTTCTTCCGATGAGCCGACCCACTCGACAAAGAGCGAGATTACTTCACCCAATGCCCAAATGATTGCGCCGATGCCGGTTGAGATGAGTGCGAGCTTGAAGCCTTTCATTGCGAGAGACGCTGCTTTTGTCGCTGCTGCTGTCGCATATTCAGCGATTGAGAGCTTGCCCGATGATGTAGCAGACAGTTCTTTTGCCGCAGCTGCCGACTTGTCGGCTGTCGCACCCATTTCGGTTGCAGCAGTATTAGCTTCTTCAGCAGCAGTCTCTGCTGCTGTCATTGTTGCTTGCTGCTCTGTGACTGCGACATCGGCTTCTTTCGTTGCGACAGCTGCTTCTTCGGCTTTGTTGCCGTCGCCCATGAGCTTGTTCCACACTTCTTTCAACTTGTTCATCGTCACAAGTTGAAATGTGCTGTCTTTGTTTAGAGCCTGCTGAAGCTGTTGCAGACCCATAGTGATAGACATGAGAGCTTGCACTCGCAACATTATCTGTTGCAGATGCTCGTTCTCGCCACCAAAGAGAGCGACCACACCCTGCGCTGCGCTGAATGCGCCCGATAGACCTGACAAGCCTTGAATGACACCGGCGATTTGGTTCTCATCATTTGCGAAAACGCTACCTTGCTGCTGAATGTCGCCACGCACATCACGCAAGCGACCGAGTTCTTCGGCCATTGCACGATACTCTTCGCTCTTTTCAGAACCGCCGGCAAGCACATACTGCTGCATCGCTTCTTGCAGCTCTCTGATAGTCTGCTTCAGCGTTTTCTTTTGCTCGTTGTCTTGCTTGCTCGCTTCAGCATCTGCTTTATGCTGTTGTTCGAGTTTGAGCAGCGCATCGGCTTGCTTTTTGGCTTCGCTCACAACTTCCTTGCGCAGCTTGACGTTCTCTCTGATAGCTTTCGCTTGGTCGTAGAGCTGCTTCGCTTGCTTGTCATCGCCGGTGTTGAGAGCAACTTTCTGCTGCTCTGCGAGACGCTTCCACTCTGCTTCAAGCTCTTTGATTGCGCTCTCGTTAGTGTCAACGATGCGGTCTATCTCTGCAAAAGCACTGTCGAAGTCGTTGATGACAGTACTCATGTCAATGTGCAGTGCCGGCACATCGGTAAGCAGCGACTGAATGCGAGCCGACTGCTGCTCGATTGTGTCACCTGCTTGATTGACGTGTTCTATCATCTGCTCTACTCCCTCATCGAAGCCGGTGAGGTCAATCGCAGTGCCAATGCTCAATGTGCCGTCGCTGTTATTTTGTGCCATATACCGTTATTGTTTCTTCGTTGAACTTGTCGAAATTCTGTGGGTTGTTAGCGTCAAGCGTATCATCGTAGAGCGGTCTGTCGCTTGTCTCGCTCACGTCTCCCGGCATAGGCATCGCACGACTATACATCAAAGCATTCAGATAGCTCATCTCATAGAGTACATACTTTTCAGTTACATTGAAGATGCGAGCGATGCCGAGTACTGTTGCCCAAATGCTGTCATTCTTTACGTCTCCACTTCCTTTGTCGGCTTCAGTATGTTTACTTCGTTTAGGGAAGTGGTAATGCCGAAAAAATAGCCGACTTCCATATCTTCGAGACGTTTGACGATGACTTTGAACATCGTTGACGGCGACACATAGCGCAGTATCTTGTCGGCAAGCTCCGCTCGTGCGTCGATAGTGACGCTCACTTTGCGAGTGCGCTTAAAAAGCCACCATTTGCGCTCTGTGAGCGTTTTCTCTTCGGTTCGAGTAAGATTATTAGCACCGAGAATTAACGTCGCTGCGATGTCTGCAATCGCTCTGTAATCTTTCGCAAAGCGCAGCACAGCATAGACTTGTTTATCGTGTTCTACGTTTGGTATCACCGGCAATGTCGATGCGAGTTCGCTCACGAGTATTAGCGTACCAACAGAAGGCGGTGCGATGTCATACGTCACACCGTCTATCTCTATTGATGCGAGCTTGCGTTCAAGTATCGCAGACGCAACACGCTGCTCGACAGTTCTTGTTTCGTTGCTCATTGTCTCTGTCATTGATGTTCTGTGTGGCGAGAGCAGGACTCGAACCTGCGACCTTTGCGTTATGAGCGCAATGAGCTACCGCTGCTCTATCTCGCTATGAGCAATTCTAACCTACCGAACTGCGAAGGGGTGTCTTTCCACACGTCAAAAGGATTGCATAACCACGAGAGAGCGTCACGCCCAATCGGTTTGAGCGACACGGAACTTCTTGTAAAGCTCGCCGTCGGCGCAAGCGAGAATTTTGAAAGTGATGTCAACATAGTGACCCTCTTCCTCGCTGCTTCCGGGTCGCCAACTAACGTGAGTGCGACGTGCCTTGATGCCAATAGCACCGATGTTCTTCGGTGTCAGTTTCACACTGAAGTCATCGCTCACGACGTTGGTCTTCACAGTAAGCTCGTTGTCAGCGACAGCGTTGCCGGTCAACAGAGTTTCAAGCGCAAACGACGGCTCTTTCACACGAGTAGTGATAGTGACAGTGGGTTCGCCCTCTTCCTCTGCGACAACAATGCCGCCGGTTGCAGTTGCGGTCAACTTCTCGCCGTCTTCTGTTGCGAGCGTTGTCGATTTGTCGTTGATAGTGCCGATGTCGGTCAGCGATGCGGCCATAGCGTCGTTTTCGCCGGTCTTGCCAATCTCAATCTTGCACTTCGACCATGACATTACAATTTTCGACATAGTTGTAGTGTTTTAGTAGTTGTTAATCTTGTGAAAGTCTCTGAAATCGCAATCTCGCATAAATGAGATGCTGCTCCAACTCTTCGTTGAGCATAGATGTCGGTGTCAAGTCGCTTTCGATGAGATACTCTGTCGAGCCGTGATGCTCGATGAAGTCGATGACCAACGCTTCAAGCTCTGCGACACGCTCTTTGTCTTCGACTTTGCGACCGTCTGTGCGCAGCGTGATGTCAGGAACGTAGATGTTCAAGATAACTACACCCTGCTGCACTTGTCCGTCGAGACCCGACAGAAATTTGACGATGATGTCTTCACTTGTCGCATCTGCCGGGCGCATCTCGCTGCGATATATTGAGCCACGAATGGCGGCACCGAGATTGCTCTGCTTGATGAGCAAATAAAAGTCACGCTCTATCTGTTTCTCTGTCTTCATGCGTTCTTGTAATCGTCAAGTAATTCTTGAATGAGTTGTTCTGCTCTCATCTGTGCGCTTGATAGCACGTCTTTGTGGTGTATCGCTTCGACATAAGCAGCGTAGTGCATACCTGCGCAGACGATAAGCACGACACCATACGGGAACTCTGCTGCGAGCTTGTCGAGCAATGCTCGTGCAGCCGGTGCGCCTTTCTCGCCGTTGCCGCTCTTGCCCTTGTACTGCTTGACTGCGCCCTCGTAGATAGGCTTGCCGTTGTAGAGTACTTCGTAGCCGATTGAGCTGCGCAGATTGCCGGTCACATCACCCCAATTATTCGGGTGTTCTTCACGAGCAATCTTGACGCACTCTTCGCCGATGTAAGACAATTCGTCTGCAAGCTCTTGCACAAGCTCATCTCGCTTCTTTTGTATAGCTGACTGAAACTTCTTCAGCGTGAAGCTCGACACGAGTACACCTTTGTACTTGCTGTGATATTGCTTGCTCTGCGCCATGACTACACAAGTATCTGCACACGGCCAACAGTCGTGAGCGGCTGAACCGAGATGACACGATGCTCGCCGAGCGATGTGCCGTCACGAGTGAGCAGAATGCGGCTGTGTTCAAACGTCATCGTCTCAACGAGTACAGTGTACGATGCAGTGTGAAACTCGCCGTCTTCATACGCACCGAGACGGTTGTCGTTGTTGACATTGATAGAGCAGTCAATCGGCTCGCTCCACGATTGCTCGTTAGCGACCGGCTCGCCGTACTCGTTCAACGTCACAGCGTCATCGTCGATGATTGCATATTGCAACGTGCCATTCGTTCTCATATCACCACAGATTTGTGCCGTTTCGCACTACTCTCAAAGCGTCGGGAATAATCTCATCTGCATCTACACCGTACTCATTGCACCACATTGCGAGACTTTCTTTGATTGCGTCTTCACGCACAGACGTTGAGACACCGTTCTCGCTGCGTGACTGCTCAATGTAGCCGAAGACAAGCCGAACAGCGAGCCGAAAGATTTCAACGTCTTTCGGCTGCGCCGTAGCTTGCGCATCGAGACCGGCATTGAACAACACGAGTTCAAGCGTGCCGTTGTCCGGGTAGAATGTGTTCGCAATAGCGTTACACAGCCGTTTCAATGCAGTTAGATTGTTCACGTTGCAGAGAATTGGGTTTTGAGTGTGTAGATACCGTTCATCTCCGTAATCACGGGCAGAGCGAAAGTCTCTGCTTTCGTGAACTCGACACCGTTGCTGTTCTGCGTCTCGCCGACACCCCACTGCGACACACGAATGCGACCGTAGTTAGAGTAAGCGACACCGGGTTCGGGTTTAAGCTCGTTGTTGGTGAAAGCGTTCTTCACGACACCGAGCTTGCCGGCAGGCACGAAGACCATGTTCTGCACGTTCCATGGGTTGAGCGGTGTGCGGTTGCCGTGGTCTTGTATCATCACAGTGCGGCGAATGGGCTTGAACACCGGGAAGCCGTTCTCTTGCATATAAGCGTTCAAGTCTTTTGGCATGACCATGCGTGCAGACTTGTCGCTGCCCCAAATCATCTTCTTGATGAGAGTGCTGCGGCACATATAAGAGATGAGCTGTGGCGAGCAGAGAATTTCGCTGAACACAACCTTGTCTTGCGCAGCGTCGATGATGCTGCGAATGTCCTCGAAGCAATCGACAGTTGCGATGTTAGCAGGTGTCCAAGCGGTCGTGCTTGTAGCGATGTTGTCGGCAGGCTGATTGTAGGAAATCGAGCCACGCACACCGCCTTCGGGGTTCGTAGTCTCATCGAGTGTGACAGTTCCCTCGTTAGAGAGAGCCTTCAAGAAGATGAGGTCGAGTTTACCGAGTACAGACTTGACAACAGTCTCGACGTTGCCCCACATGAGAGTAACGAGCTGCTGCGCCTTCGTCTTGTCGGGAATAGACTTGCTGTCGAGCAACGCAAGCACTTTGCGGTAGTCTTGAATTGCCATGGGCAGCGTGATAGCGTGAACGAGAATGCTCTCTGACAGAGTTTCAAGACCGTTGGTGCCGAGAATAGCTTCTTTCGAGCTGTCACCAATGGTGGGTGCAGCAACAGAGATGTTGTACTGACCAATCAACTCTTCAAAGGTGAGACCGATTTGCGGTGTGTCCCAAGTCAGATAGTCCTCGAAAATCACGTTGTCAAACAGACGCTTGTTCAGTTCAGAAACAGCGTCAAAGCGAAGCTGCACGTTGCGTGTCAGCTCGCCAAAGATTGAACTAAAAACAAATTCAGGCATGGCGATTACTGTTTGATGAACAAGATGTTCGGGTTAGACTTCAGCGTGAAACCGTTGAGCCAATCTGCGACGATTGGGAACGAGAGAGCAGGATAGAGAACGACTGCATCATAAGCAGCGTCGAAAGTGGGCAGACCCTTGCCGTTGAACTCTTCATCGGCAGCGAGTACTGCGTTGGGTGCGTACTTCGGTGCAGCAGGCACTGCTTCTGCGCTCTGCGTTGCGGCAGTGTACTCTGAACTCTCGACAAGCACGTCATCGGCAGCGAGACCGGTGTAAGCAGACGAAAGAGTGAGAACGTCGTAGTCTGCATTGCTCGTGTCAATCGCACTGATAGAAGGCGATGCACCGTAATGACCGACTTTCGACACCTTGTCACCGACTGCGAAGTAGTTGCCCTTTGCAACACGAGGCTTCGTTGTAGTACCGCCGGCAAGCACAACACCGCTCTTGCAGATGTATGCCTTGCGAGTGGCGAAATCTACATACAAAGGTGTGCCACGACGAACAACAGTGCCGTTAGCGATAATTTGGTCGGGTTTGAAACCGCCCGGCAGAACTTTCGCTTCACCTCGCCAAAATTCGGGAAACCGTCCCGAATAGGCAGTTTTCTGAAATTCGATAGCCATTGTAATGCGAATTTTGAGTTAAACAATGAGTGAGTTTGAGTGCGATGTCTTACGACTGCGGCACAGCAGACGGCAGCGACTTCGCCCAACTTTGAGCGTCAGCTTTCATCGCTTCTTCAATCTTGCCGCTCTCATGCGCTGCACTCTTTGACATGAGATTGTCGTTGACCATTTCCTGACGCACGGCTTCAAGCTCCTTGTCGATGTCTGCATCATCTGCGAATGACATACGTCTGACAAGATAGTCGGGAATGCCGAGCTTCTTGGCTTTCTCTGCAATCGTTGCACTGCGCTCTGCTTGCGCTTTCTCCTTTTTGAGAGCAGCGTTCTCGCTTTCGAGAGCGAGTACACGCTCATCATACTTCTTGAAGCGAGCGTCAATCATAGCTTGAATGTCGTTTGCAGCGGTCGTGTTGTCGTCACCCTCATCACCCTCGTTGCCCGATTGTGCGTTCTGTGATTGTGACTTTGTGCGCTTGCCGCTCGTTTTGCGAGTAATCTCTGCTTGCGTGAGCTTCGCATAGCGAGCGAGAGCAATCGCCGATTTGTCGATGTCTTCGTCTGAAGCATCGGTTGCGAGACCCTCCGAGCCGATTTCAACGAGTTCGTCGAGTGCCTTGCTTGTAAGTCCCATGTCTTTGCATCGCTCTGACAGAGCCTTCAGTAATTTCTTCTTCATGTCTTGATTGATAAATTTAGTTGAAAAACCTGCTGCAAATGTAGAGAAAACTTTTTAGTTTTAGTGCTTATTAAGTAGCAAAAATCTCGATTTTGTGGAAAAGTGGTGTTGTTGTAAATCAAGCGGTTACAAAAATGCAACATTTTTTAACAGAAAAAATCGCCACTTTTTTGCTCAAAAACTTGCCTATTTCAACAATAGGCTATAATTTTGCAGTGTAGTTAGTACTTAACAAGCACTAACGACAAGCAAAAATCGAATGTTTAACAATCAAAACGCAACTGATATGACACAGAAAATTTTCAACGCAATCGACCAAATCAATCGTGAAGGTCTTGACAACAGTATGTGGGGTCTCGTTGACTGCTACGACACCGACACAAAGAGTTACTTCGGCACAGAAGAGTGCATCGCTCTCGTTGACAAGAAAATTCTCTATCTCTACGTCGATGTGAATGACAGCTACTGCTTCATCAAGACAGAGACCGCAGATGAGATGCTCACTATCAAGAACGAGAACTCGCCTTACCCAACCGCACTGATGATTTGGTATCTCTAACAACAACACGCTGCGCTATCGGCGAGACGGGCAACTTTAACGCAACTGTTTAACTCATAAATTCCAACAGCAATGAACTCAAACATCATCTATTTCGCAGCAGTCGCTATCGCAGCGAGCGCACCGGCAACTATCATGGCTGACGATTGGTCGAAGTACAGCAGCTATCGCATCATCGAAGCCGAGACACAAGAGCAAGCACAAGCGCAGTGCGCAGAGAACGAGTGGCTCTCTTACAGCAGCAACAAGCGTGAAGTCGTAGAGCGTTTTATCGAAGTCGATAGCCGCTACGGTCGTTAACAATAGTACTAACCACGAGAGCGCAGTCAGTGCGCTGCGCTCTCTTAACACTATCAAGCTATGATTTACTCAATAGACGAATATCGCAACATCAAAGAAGCGCATCTAATCGACGGCAAGACGATTGACGAAGTGTGCGTCAAAGTCGCCAAGTTATTAGACAAAGACAGCCGTTTCAACGTGCTGCACTTCCGCAAGTACAACTACACCGGCAACATCAACAGCGAGCTTTCTCGCAAGCGTCACGCTGTGCGCCGAGTGCAAGCATCTCAACTTTAACTATTAACATCAAAGACAATATCGACGAAACAATCTACTAATTTAATAACTCGTGGGCGGTGCGTCGCTCATCGGCGAGAGCCGCCCACACAAAACAACGCAACTATGACAGATAACAAATTTTTCAGTTTCGAGAAAGAGAAAGTGCAGTCGCTCACACTTGACACGTTAGAGCGCACTCACAAAGAGAACGACATCTACGGCAACCCTCTGCGTGGCATCTACCACTATGCACTGCTGCAACAGCTCATCGAGATGTGCCAAGAGCATCACTACGATGTCGAAGTGTACGACTTGTTCGCAGCGCAGAACAGAGACCGCAACACTCCCGGTGTCGTGCTGCTGCCGCAAGTCGAAGCGCAGTACGGCGAGCGTGCAGTCGAAGCTCACATCTTGCGCCGTGTGTTCGCAAACATTCGTCTCACGAATTGGGACGATGAGAGCTACACGACCAATCTCGCAGTCGCTTTCCACCAAAAGGGAATACAAGTCGGCTTCGGCAACATGGTCAAGATTTGCCACAATCAATGTATGCTTTGCCCGACGCAGTACATCTCTACTTACAGCGAGCGTGGCAACGGTCGCTCACCGCAGCAGGTGACGCTCGAAGAAGTGATGCAGACCGTCAAGTCGTGGCTCTTTGACGCAGAGCATCGCATCGTGACAGAGCGTGCCAAGATTGAGCGCATGAAGCAGATAACTGTGAGCGCAGAGCAGATGTTTATGCTCATCGGTATGCTCACGACTATCCGTGTGAAGTGCGACAGCCGCAACAAGCAGATACACGAGAACCGTGTCTATCCGCTCAACCAATCGCAGATAAGCGACTTCACAGAGCAGATGCTCATTCGCTACGATGCAAAGCGCATCATCACGGCATGGGACATCTACGACGCAGCGACCGAGCTTTACAAAGCTAACACAATGGATATTCCGTCACTGATGCCGCAGAACCGGGCAATGGTGCGCTTCCTCGATGAGCAGTTCAATCTTGAAACGCTCGAAGTGTGACACAACAGCGAGAATGAGCGAGAGACGCACCTGCTTGCGCTCTCTCGCTCTCTAATCTCGCAAACGACTAACTTATCATCTCAACAACTTTGACGCTCTCACAGCGTCTAAAACGCAAAATTTAACGATATGGCAAAATATGCAATTTACAACAATGTCGAGATGACGATAAGCCACACGAGCAGCTATGGCCGTTATCGTCTCTCTGCGCTCATTGACGGCGAGCGCATCACAGCCGAGACAACCGACAGCGAGATTTATGATTACTTTGATTGCGACTACTACGACAGCGAAGACACTGACTTCGCTCGCCGTGCAGCGTACAACATTCTAACATCACAGCTATGACACAGAACGAGACTTACAACTTCGATGAGCAGACGTTTGTTGAACACTACTTGCTTGACTATTCGAGTAACCAGGACATCGCAGATATTGATGACATTTGCTGCGTACTTGACGGCGAGTATGGTGATGACGATTACAAAGAGCAGCGTCTCAAACAAGCCGGTTACTTTGATATGAGCATTCGTGAGCTGCGCAAAGAGCTGCACGACTTAAAGCGCAAAGTGCTTACACAAGCGTTTCACGACTATCTAATAACCCACTATATTACACCCGAACTATGACAGAGATTGAATTACAAGAGCGTTTCTGCGCTAACTGCGAGAGACCTGACTGCATGAGATGCGCCGCTTTCGCAGCGCACTACGAGAGTGAGAACGGCGACCACGACGTTGACCCTGCTGCGTGCGACTACTACGAAGATGATGACATCGACGTGCCGTCACTCACCGAGCGAGAGAGATATGAGCTGCAATGCGAAATAAACGAGACCGCAGCAGACTGTAACATCGGCTTCTAAAACTGACACGACTATGACACAAGATTTCAACCGCTACATCGTCATCGACGAAATCACGATGTCGCACTTGCTGCAAGTCGTTGAGCTTGCAGAAGCAATGGCGAAAGAGCAGTACACGCATCTGTTGAGCGAGATTGAGTTTGCGCAGCGTCAAGTCGCAAACAACGCTCGCATCTTCACCGGCTCGCACAACGTGCCGAAGTGCGCCACTGATGCCGGCTTCTACTCACGACTGAAAGACAAGTAACATTAACCCTGCACGATTGCCGCAATAGATATGCACAAATCTTGTCTATTGCGGCAAAAATG